GGCGGCCGGATTACTTTACCTGGTCTTCACAAAGCAGTTGACGATGCGGCAAACCTGGCGGCGCTTGCGTCCGTTTTCCGGCATTCTGCTGCTGCTTGTGATTGCCGCGCCGTGGTACGGGCTGGCGACGCTGCGCAATCCGCCGTACTTCGATCTCACCATGCACAGCGAGAAGGGCTCCTATCATGGCTTTTTCTGGTTCTACTTCATCAACGAACACCTTCTGAGGTTCCTGAACCTGCGCTATCCGCGGGATTATAATGTGGTGCCGCGAGCCTGGTTCTGGCTGTTTCATCTTCTATGGCTCTTCCCGTGGAGCTTGTATTTTCCGGCGGCGCTCAAGCTGACTTACAGACAGCCCGACCGGGCCGCGCGCGTGCGCCTGCTGTGTTTGTGCTGGGCCGGTTTCATTCTGGTATTCTTCACTTTTTCCACGACGCAGGAGTATTACTCCATGCCGGTCTACCCGGCGCTGGCGCTGCTGTTAGGGTCCGCTATGGCTGGCGGGCACGGCTGGCTGCGATACGGCACGAAGGCGATTGCGGCAACGGCGACGCTGGCAACAGTGGCGATTGCGGCCATTCTCTGGATGGTTCGCGGCCTCGCTGCGCCCAACGATATTGCTTCGGCGCTGAATTCGAACCCGGATGTTTACACGCTATCCCTGGGTCACATGTTCGATCTCACTCTGGCGTCGTTCGCTTACTTGCGGCTGCCGCTGGTGGTGGCAGGAGCGGCGTTTGCGGTGGGAGCGATCGGGGCCTGGCGGCGCTCAACCACACAGGCGCGAACACCTGTGCCACTGGTTGCTCTGACGGTGATGATGGTTGTGTTCTATCACGCCGCGCGGCTGGCGCTGGTGGTGTTCGATCCGTACCTGTCGTCCCGGCCGCTGGCCGAAGCACTGCTCAAAGCGCCTGAGGGCATGCTGATCGTGGACGATCAGTATTACAGGTTCTCTTCGGTTTTCTTCTACTCAAACCGGCGGGCATTGCTGCTCAACGGTCGGGTCAACAACCTGGATTACGGTTCCTACGCGCCTGATTCGCCGAAGAATGTGTTCATCGACGACCATGACTTTCAGAGGCTGTGGGATTCGCCGGACCGGTATTACCTTGTGGCGGAGGGTTCTCAGTTAGTGCGATTCAGGAAGTTAGCCGGAACTCGTTCATTTCACGTGGTAAAAATGAGCGGCGAGAAGTACCTTTTTTCCAATCACTGATTTCCACAAATTCTTTTTACCTTTCTTCTCAATCACTTAACAAGCTCTACTGCCCTGGATGCGAAAGTGCGGATGCTAGTCTCAAGGCAGAGAGAAGGTTGCGAGGCTTCGCGGCGAAGTTAAGCACGGAGAGCTTGACATACTCTCCCCTTCTCTCCGCTTCGATTTGGCGCGGCTCCGCGGATTATCGCGGAGCCGTTTTTTATTTGAGGAGCACTTATGGGAATCAGGGACAGCGAACGGGCAAGGGTATCGGAAACCTTGGATAGAGCCATAAAGTCAGTTGAAGAAAGAATCCAGGCTAATGACTTCAAGCCGACAATTGCCGAGTTTCTGAAGTTAGTGCAACTCAGCAAGGAACTGGCGCAGGACGACGTGAAGGAGATCAGGGTTACATGGGTCGAACCAGCGGCGACGTCCTCGACATAGAGATACCTTATGATCGGCTGCCTTCGCAGAAGCGGTTTCATGACCTGGACGAAAGATTTAAGGGCTTTTCGGGGCCGATCGGATGCGGAAAGAGCTTCACCCTCTGCCAGGAGGCCATCCGGCTTACTTATCTCAACCCTGGCAGATTGGGATTGCTGGGAGCGCCGACTTACCCCATGTTACGCGACGCGACTCAGGCGGCGCTCCTGGAGATCCTGGAGGGCAGCGGAATTCGGTATGACCATAACAAGGCTGAGAACACACTGGTGATGAGGGACACCGGGTCGAGGATCCTGTTTCGGCCCGTGGATGAATTCGAGCGGCTAAGGGGCACGAACCTGGCATGGTTCGGCCTGGATGAGCTGACTTACACGCAGGAAGAATCCTGGCTGCGCCTGCAAGGGCGCTTACGGGACCCAAAGGCGAACCGGCTTAGCGGTTTCGCGGTCTGGACTCCAAAAGGGTACGACTGGGTCTATCGGATGTTCATCTCGGATCCGTTGCCAGGGTATAGGGCGGTCATAGCTCCGCCGAAGGAGAACCGGCACCTTCTGGAGAAGACACCGGATTTCTATGACCGGCTTAAGGACAGTTACGACCCCAAGTTCTATGAACAGGAAGTGCTGGGGATGTATCTCAGCATGGACGGCGGAAGGGTGTACAGCGGGTTCGACCGGAACCAGCATATTGAGAAGGTTGACGTGAATCCGAGGCTGCCGCTGTTTTGGGCGCTGGACTTCAACGTGGACCCGATGAGCTCGGTCATCGCACAGGTCGGAAATGGCAAGGTTTGGGTGCTGGATGAGATTGTGATCCGGCACAGTACCACGCAGCAGGCCTGCGAAGAATTCGTGAGCCGGTATCCGAATCATGAAAACGGCATTGTTGTGTACGGGGACGCTTCGGGGCATCAGCACCAGACTACAGGGTTAACGGACTATCAAATGGTTAAGGATTACTTCGTGGTTCACTCGAAGACCCCCGTGAAGTATAGGGTACCGAAGGCCAACCCGGGCGTAAGCGACCGGGTGCATCTGGTTAACCGGATGTTGCGGTCGGCATCGGGAAAGATAGATCTGACTATAGACCCGAAGTGCAGGGAACTGATCAAGGATTTCGAACAGGTATGTTACAAAGACGACACTCATGAGATCGATAAGGGTCGCGACCGGCAGCGAACCCATGTGTCCGACGCATTGGGGTACCTGATCTGGCAGGAGTGCAAACCGAGCGCAGGCATCGGGGAAAGAGTGGAGCGACTATTTTAGCCATGCAGAACATCAACCGGGAACACCCGGAGTACGTCGCGCGAAAGGCGATGTGGAAGCAGTACAAAGACCTCTATGCAGGCGGGGAACGGCTGCGCCTGAACGCTTCGGAGTATCTGTTGCGGCGCAACAAGGAACCGGGCGCGGTCTACCAGGAGCGGCTCAGCCGGGTGTTTTACGAAAACTACATCGGGTCGATCATCGACTGGTACGCGGCCACGCTGATGCGGCGCGAACCTATGCTCTTGTTCAACGGCACCGACACGGTGGCGAAGACTTTCTACAACGTGCTGTCGGACGACTGTGACTTAAAGCGGACCAGTCTTTCCGAGTTCTTTCGCCAGCGGTTTATCCAGACGATGGTGTGCGGCAAGAGCTTTATCGTGGTGGATTTCCCGCGGGCCGGCGCGCCGGTGATGAGCAGGGCGGAAGAGGACGCTTCCGGAAGGTCCCGCGCCTACCTGGTGGACTACGGCGCGGACGAGGTCATCAACTGGAGTTACACCCCGACAGGAGGCCTGGATTGGATAGTGATCCGGACGTCGGTCCTGCAGCAATCCAAGGTCACGGACGCGAAGTGGGAGAAAGAGACGCGGTGGATCTATTACGACCGCGAGAATTTCCGAATCTTCCGGAAGACCGGCGAGGCGAACCCGATCGAACTGATAGATGAAGGGCAGCACGGGTTCGCGGCGCTGCGGCGGGTGCCGGTGTTCGAAATGAAGGTGTCCGACGGCTTGTGGCTGATGAACAAGGCCGCCCTGGTGCAGGTGGAACACTTCAACAAATCCAATGCGCTCTCGTGGGCTTTGACGATGGGGCTGTTCGCCACTCCGGTGATTTATTCGGATCGGGAATGGAACCAGATCGTCGGCGAATCCTACTACATCCAACTCGGGCCGCAGGACCGGTTCGGGTGGACGGAACCGGAGGGCAAGGTTTATCAGATAGCGGCGGACAACCTGGTCCGGCTTAAGGACGAAATCTATCGCGTCTGTTACCTGATAAACCAGGCTGAAAATCCCGGTGGAGGAGGGCTGAGGATGTCGGCCGTCAGCAAGCAGAGAGACTTCAACGTGACGCAGGAAGTGCTGCGCGCCTACGGCGACCGGGTTAAGGACACCATGAAGCAGGTTCTGCGGGCGATTGCGGAAGCGCGGCAGGACGGTGTTTCGATCGAGGTCTCGGGATTGGACGAATTCGACATTGGAGACCTGGGTGTTGAGTTGGACGACGCGAAGAAACTTTTGGATTTGGGGATCGCATCGGAAACGCTCAAGAAGCAAGTCTTTAAGAAACTGGCGTTCAAGTACCTGTGCGACGTCAGGCAGGAGATCAAGAACCAGGTTGCCGACGAGATCGACGGTCTATCGGCCGGCGGTTAGCGGGCTGGGCTCGGTTCGGAGGGATGAGGGAGGAGATGGAGGTTATGGAAGGCATTGATGTTCAAGCAATCGTGCGGGAGGCGGTCAAGGAGTTCGTCAGCCACGAACAAACCAAGAGCGAACCGGCTTACAAGGCGGAACTCGAGGAGGAAAGAAGGCGAAGGGAACAACTGGAGCGCAGGCTGAACGAGGTGGTAACGGAGAACAAACGCAGCCGCCAAATCGCGGAAGAAGCAGACCGCAGTTCGACGGTGAGAGCGGAATTGCAGCGGCTCGGCGTAGCCAAGATCGACCTTGCGTTCAAGGTGGTGAAGGATGGGATCTCGCGGGCGGAAGACGGGCGGCTGGTGGCCAAAGGAGAGAACGGTGAGATGCCGCTGAAGGAATATCTTACGGCTTTCGTCAGCGAGAATCCGGAATTTCTGCCGGCGCGCATAGCGGGGGGAACCGGGATGACGGCGACCTTCAAGGCCCCTCTGGAAAGCAGAGAGACGGTAAGTATCGAACAGATCCGTCCGGGCATGAGCAAAGAAGAGATGCAGCGCGTACGAGAGGAAATCGTGCGCGTGGCGTCGCAGACCCTACGGGGGCTGTAAGTAGTGATTAGTTAAAAAATACAGGCAGGGATGCCTGTACTACTAAGGAGAATGAATGGCAGCTATTACTTCAAGTAACGTGGCAAACGCGATTGTCAAACTGGTGGCGGTGGACGCATTGCCGGTGCTGGTGGGGAACCTCGTCATGGGGAACCTGGTGAATCGCGATTATGAGCCGGTCCTGGCACATGCCGGCGACACGGTAAACGTTCCGATACCGCCAATTATGGTGGCAAACAACATCGCCGAAGGCGGCACGGTGCAGACGCAGAACCCGAACCTGGGGAACGCGCAG